CCTGGCGCAGCACGGTGGCGTCGACGCGGCGCGCGAGGATCCGCGCGCGCTTGCCGTTGCGGTAGAAGTCCCGATCGCTGCCGTGCCAGCGGCCGCCGGCGGGCGTGGTGAGCAGGCCGGCCAGCATATAGTCGCGCTTGCCGCTCTGCGTGGTCTTGCGGCGCCGACGCTCGAGCTGCTCGAGGATCCTCGCGGCCTCGGCGTCGGTGATCAGGGGCGTGTGCGTGTCGCGCTTGATCACCCACTCCGCGCGCGGGCGGTGCTTCGGGCCGAGCGTGCCCTTTTCCTTCATGCGATTCCAGACGGTGTGACCGGCGTAAGTGAGGGCGTTGCGCTCCACCTCGATCGCGGCGGACTGCGCGAGTTCGAGGCCGTGGCGCGCCAGCGCCCTCGCGCGCGGGATCCCGGCCGCGCGATCGCGCAGGAAGGCCTGCAGCGTGGGCGCGGCGGGCGACGGCACCAGACGCGACTTCGTCACCGCCTGACCCTCGCGCACCGCGCCGGTGGCCACGTGCTCGAGCTGGTAGCCGATCGGCGCGCGGCCGCCGGCACGAAAACCCGCGCGCACGTTCTCGCGCATGCCGGCGAGGCCCTTCCTTTTCGACACCAGGCTGTGCCACTCGTCGACGCCGTGAAAGACTGCCTTCACGATCGCGCGCTCGGCATCCTCCATCTCCGGCAGGTTCTTGTAGATCACCGTCACCCCGCGCGGGCGGCACTCGCGGTCCTCGAACCAGTAGGCGGCCGCGGCGCGGCGAGCGATGCGCGAGGTGTCGAGCGTGAGCACCATCGACCAGGTGCGGCCCTTCTCGTACAGCGCGGCGAGCAGCGCCTGCAGGCCCGGGCGGTCTTCGTCCTTGCCGGACTCGACGCTGTCGGTGAATTCGGCGACGATCACGTATCCGCGCGCGGCTGCGAGTTCGCGCAGCTCGCGTAGCTGGACGTCGATCGAAACGTCAGCCCTGTCTTTTGAGCTGCGGCAATAGCAGACGGCGCGCAGCGTTGGGCTCAAAGCTCGATGGAGAGACGGGCGCTCGTGACGATGGCGTGGCCGCGGGTCGCGCCGATGGTGCGCTCTTGTGTGAGGTCGATGTACACGCCGGTGACCATGAGCCCGGTGCGACGCTGGAACTCGTCGACGATCTCCGACGCCACGTTCCGAAGGCGTACCTCAAAGGCCTCACGCTGTTTCTGCATCTCTTCGATTTCCATCTTCGGTCTCCGTGATTAGCATCAATTTCGGGCGGCTCCTGGTTTGTAGCTGGAGCCGCTCCAAAAGGAAGGCGGCGAGGGATTCTAGCGCGGGCCCGGATGGCGCGCCGATCGAGCGGGAGCGCAGGAGGGGCTGTGCAGACGTTGGGACAGGTTTGAGACCTGGCTTCACTTCACTACCTGATTGCCGCCGCCGTGGCGCTTTTGCCAACGCGCGAGCAGCGCCTCGTATTTCTCGGTGTCGGCTTCCATGAGGCGGCGGATTGCTGTCACCAGCATGGCGTGGGTGATGTTGTCCTCTTTGGCGCTCGGGGCCACGATCCGCATGACCTCCACCAGTGGCGACGGGTCGGGTGCAAAGTGGTTCCTCAATGCGGTGGCCTGCTTGCCGATCGACGCGGTGAGCGGCAGCGACTCCTCGAAGGCCTTGCTCGGGAACAGCTCGAGCTCGCGCAGCACCCGCAGGATCGCCTGGGAGATCTCCAGGCGGTCGAGCAGCTCCTCGAGCAGCGGGACCTTGGCGGCCTCGCGCGCGATGTTGGCGTGGCGCATGGTGACCAGCATGTTCAGCGACTCGTCCACCAAGCGCTCGCCGTAGAGCTTCTTCACGTCGCGCGGCAGGTGAGGCGCGCGGCGAGCGACGAAGCGCTGGAAGTCGACGATCGCGCGGTACAGGTCAGTGTCGCTGTGCAAGCTCATGGCAAAAAATCGCGTCGAAAAGGCGCTAGCGCGGAATGGTTAAATGGTCACTCTGCGGACCGCGCGCGCCATGAACTTGCTGACCTTGCGCCAGTAGTCCTGACCGCCGTAGCCGAAGCCCTGGCCCCAGGCGTAGTCGCTGCCGTCGGCGTACTGCTCATTCGACCAGTAGTAGCGTTTCTGGAACTTGCCGGCGTGATGCGTCCACAGCATCGCCTGCTCGATGCGGTTCGGGAGATCGCCGCCTTCCTTCTTCGCCCAGGCGAGCGCGTCCTTCCAGTTGATAGCGGCCTTCTCGCCGGGCAAGAGGATGGTGTGCGTGACCTTGCCGCCGGCGTCGATCGTGCCGCCGACGTAGAGCTCGCCCTTCTTGAGCGCGGGGAGGGCGATTTTTACAGCGGAGGCCGCCTTCGGCGGCCGGGTTTTCTGTGCGGGTTTTTTCATCGCATCACCTCGAATGGTTAAATGGATACCCTGCGGACCGCGCGCGCCATGCCCTTGCTGCCCTTGAGCCAGCGGCCCTGATTGCCGTAGTCGAAGCCCTGGACCCAGGCGTAGCCGCTGTCGTCGGCGGACTGCGTCGAAGACCAGTACCAGTCCTTGTCGAAGCGCTCGGCCTCGGGTAGCGCCGCGCTGGCCGACCAGGCGAGCAGCAGCTCGCCGCGGCTCGGGAGATACCAGATCACTTCGCCGCCGATCTCCAGAGCTCGGATCTTCTGCGCGAGCTGGCTGCCGGCCTCGGCCATGGCGCCGGTGTTGTGAAGGCCGTCGAAGTCGGAGAGCGCGCCCTCGACTTTCTTCTGGCTGTTGCTCCACACCGTGGCCGGGAATTCAGTGGCTTTCGGGGCGACGATGAGGGCGAAGGGCTGCTGTTCGAGGAAGAAGCGGCCAATCAGGATCCCGCCGGCAATGGGCGTGCCGATCGGGGCGTTGGCGGGAGTGAGGGATTGCGGGGTGTTCATGGTGTTCTCCTTCGGTGAATGCGGGTTGTCGATCGACTCAAGACCAGCGGGTGATCATGCGTAAACCCCGTCGCGCAGGCGGTCGAGCAGGGCATAGACGGGCTCGATCCGGCCGGCCTCGAGTAGTTGGCTCGGGCTGCGGCCGTAGAGCTCGGGGTGCGGCGCCTGGATCCAGGCCTTCGCCGAGGCCTCGTCGCCGTACAGAAACATCACCTGGCGGTGGAAGCGCTCGAGCACCAGCTGCGGCATCAGGGTGTGGCCGCCGCGGTCCCAGTGCTCGATGAGGTCCTCGCAGCGGCTGCAGACGCCGGCGTGGTCCTCCGCGTTGAAGCGCAGCCACCAGCAGCCGGTGCCGCCTTGCTCGCAGGCGTGGACCTCGTCGCAGCCGCAGCCGATGCAGACGTTCAGGTTCATGGTTGCTTCCTGCGCCGCAACCGCATCAGCGCGGTGGCCACGTCGAGCACCGTGGCGCCCGGTGTCGGGAAAGGCGGCTCGCGGTTGGTCAACGCCAGGTCGCCCGGCTGCAGCTGCTGTCCTTCCCAGGGATCCACCAGCCTCGTGCAGCCGAAGTGCTGCATCAGCTCCTGGGCGCGCCTGGTCTTCCCGCTCGCCATCGGGCCGTGCACGATGACGACGCCGTAGACCCTCGGAAGAAACTCGCCGGAGTTGCTCATTTTTTCTTGCCCTTGCCCTTTTTCGCCGCCGGTTTCTTCGCGGCGCCCGGCTTCTTTTTCGTCAGCGTTTTCGCTTGGCTCTTTGCGCTAGTGGGGGCCTTGGCCGCCTGGTCCTTGGCCGCCTCGCGCACGTCGGCCTCCACCTTCTTGAGGTCCACCTTCACGCCGGCGAGCAGCCTGGCAGCTTCGCGCTGGTCGTAGCCGACGCGGGCCGCGCAGATCAACGTGGCGACGAAGGCGCGAGTGAGATCGGGCTCGCTGAGCGTCTCCACCTTTTTCATCACCACCGATGGGGAACTGACGCCGTCCGTCTTGGGGAGGCCGAGAATGGCGTCGAGCTCGATGTTTGCCTCGAAGTTGTAGTCGTCGACGAGGTGCTCGAACAGATACAGCAGTTCCTTCCTGCCAATCTTGGCAGGGATAGTCTTGAAGATCGCCAGCGCCTGCTGGCGGGCGATCTCCTCCTTGAGCTTCCCGTCCTCGTTCTTGCCGGCGCCCTGCTTGCGGGTTCTGGCCGTGCTCTCGGCTACCTTTTGCCGGTGGGTCTTGATGCCGCGCTCGTTGAGTACCTCGGTCACGGCGCTCGAGCGCACGACCTCGATCAGGCGCTTGTCTTTCGGGTGCTGCGCCAGGTCGATCAACTCCGGATTCTTGGCGAGGATCTCGCGCACCTTGCGGCTCTTCGGGTCGTCGTAGCAGGTGGAATCCAGCGACACGTAGCCGCCGGCGACTTGATCGGTGCTGTATTTATTCGGGAAGATCGCGCTGGCGTCCTTGCCGGTGATCACCTTCTTGCCGGCCTTCTCCGCGGCGAGGCGTTTGCGCTCGAAGTGCGCGTCGCGTTTGTCGGCGAAACATTTCGGGTCGGTGCAGACGTCTGCATCCTTGACGTCGGCGAACAGGTCCTGCTGATTGCCGGTGCGCTTGGGGCAGGCGGTGCAGGTACCCGCCTTTGGCACCAGGCTGCCGTCGTCGAGGGCGAAGGGCGCCCCCTTCAGCTTGAGCATGTAGTTGCGCAGGATCACCTGGTGGGCTTCGCGGTAGCTCAGCGGCTCGCACCACTTGTCGCCGGCGATGTCCTTCAGGGCCGCGCGCTGCGTGTCGTGGTGGCCGATGCGCGCCACCAGCAGCGCCTTCGAGGCGTCGAGCTCGCCGGCGTAGAAGGCCTTGCGCGCCTCCGGGCACAGCGCGAGCAGCTTGGTGCGCGCATAGACGTAGCTGCGCGACTTGCCGACCATGCCGGCGACCACGTCGGCATTGATCTTCTTCAGCTTCATCAGCTCCTCGTAGCCTTCCGCTTCCTCGAGCTCGTGCAGGCCTTCACGCTGCAGGTTCTCGATCAGCTGGATCTCGAGCACCTGGTCGGCGGTGAGGATGCAGACGCTCGCGCGGATCTCGGTCAGCCCTGCCAGCTTGGCGGCCAGCCAGCGGCGCTCGCCGGCGACGAGCTCGTACTTGTCCGCCAGGCCGGCCGGCCGCACCACGATCGGCTGCAGGACGCCGACTTGCTTGATGCTGTCGGCCAGGTCCTGCATGAGCTTTTTGTCGAAGCGCGCACGGCGCAATTCCTGGATGTGGGTGGTACTCGGCGTGATCGCGCCGAGCGGGAGGATCTCGTCGGTGGGCTTGGCGAGGACGGCGGCGGGGGTCGGGGCGTTCATGCGGTATTCCTCCTTGGTTTGCGGTAGCCGGGCTGGCCGTAGGTGGCGCCGCGGCGATTGCCGTACATGACTAAGTCGCCGCTGGCGAGCAAGCGTTTGAAGGTCGTCCTGGAATCTTCCTTGCCGCGCGCAAGTGCTTCGAGCACGTTGCGTTTGCGTGGGCCGCCGTTGTCCGGATGCACGAGCCTCAGGATCCGCGAGCGCAGGCCCATGTCAGTGGATGTCGCTACGCCGCGCGTTCTGGATGACGAGCAGCTGCGCGAGGACCGCGTCGGCGATGCGCTTTTCCGCCGCCGCCTGGTCCTGAAGACGCTTCTTGCCGAGGGTGCGCGCGTGCATCCACATACTCGAGGTGATGCCGAACGGGCCGCCGGCAAGGTAGGCGGCCATCTCTCTCGGGCCGGCATCCGGCACCAGCTTGTAAAGAAAGAGATAGGCGCCGCCGATCAAGAAGCTGGTGAAGAAGGCGGCGTAGTAGTGCCCGCCGGTGACGTTTTGCTGCTGGAAGCCCAGAGCTAAAACCACCACGAAGGTGCTGGCAAAGAGTGCGAGCTCGATCACCGGCTGCCCCGCGGCTCGATGTAGATGAATCCGTCGCGCTTCACCTGGCAGAACGGCCCGGGCGCGGCGGTGGCGTTCCACGCGGCGCGCCAGGTGAGACCGGAATGCCAATAAGGGGCAGGGCGCGGAAGAAGTGGCGCATCGGGATCTCCTGATCAGGCATGGACAGGCTCAGCGGTCAGCTGGCGGACGAAGCCGAGCAACGCCGCGGGATCGCGCCGGCGGCCGAGGCGCGCGGGCCGGCAGCCGTCGCCGGTCTTGCGGTAGACGACCCAGGCGCGCACGTACTTGCCGCGCACGCGGTCGGACACCTCGACGATGAACAAACGGTGCGCCCTCGCGAGCTCGCGAGCGTCCTCGAGCGGGTTGTCATCCGCGTCTTTCGTTCCCATCGGCGGCTTGGATCTCGGCCTGCTGCGCATCTGGCAGCAGCGGATACCAGGGCGAGGTGGGCGGCACCGCCATGACGAAGCGCAGGCTCAAGCGCCTGTCGTGGAACTCGACCAGCTTGTGACCCGGGCACAGCGCGCGCGCCTCGGCGAACTGGTCGGCGCCCTTGCCCTCGGCGGCCGCGGCGGAGAGCTCAGGCTGCATGGTTCAGGCGCCGGTCCACCACGGCCGCCGCATCGCGAAAATGCCGATCCAGGAGAATGGCGGTGCGCACGAAGTCCTCGACCGCCGCCGCGGCGACGTTCTCGGGCTTGACGCGGCGCTCCTTGGCGTGGCGCCGCAGTTCGGTCAGCGTGCTGTAGGTGACTTCAATCGTGAGAATGGGCATCGGGGACTTTCGGGCGTGGTTTCTTCGGGTAGGCGCTCTGCGAACCGGCGTAGGTGCAGCCGTCGCGCACCACCTTGCCGTCGCGCCTCACGTAGGCGATGAGCAGGACCTCGTGCTCGGTCGGCTCGCGGCAGGGACCGAGTGCAGATGTCTGGACCGCGGGCACTTGCGGGGTGAGCCACGCGGCGAGGTCGTCCTGGGCGTAGAGGAAGAGCGCGATGAGGAGCACGGCGAAGAAAAGTTCCGCCCTGGCGCCGGTGCTGAGGATCGGTGTGGGGGTTGGCATGGAAAAATCGCGTCGAAAAAGCGCTAGCGCGGAATGGTCAAATGGTCACTCTGCGGACCGCGCGCGCCAGGTACTCGTTGCCCTTGCGCCAGTTGCCCTGATAGCCGTTGCCGAAGCCCTGGAGCCAGGCGTAGCCGCTGGCGTCGGCGTACTGCTCGCCAAGCCAGTACACCTCGTTCTCGAACTCGGCTTTGAGGTAGGCGAAGAGCATCGCGCCCTCGATGCGGTTCGGGAGATAGCCGCCCTGGTCCACCGCCCACTCCATCGCCGCCTGCCAGTTTTTGCCACGAGCAAAACCGGGCAACAGGATCGTGTGGACGAGCTTGCCGTCGGGCCCGCAGTGCGCGCCGAGGTATTTCTCGCCCGGCTTGAGCTGCGGCAATTGATCAATCCGCGCCTTCCATGCGTTGAATTGCTCAGCCCAGTCCAGGGGCTCCGGGGACTTCTGTTCATCACTCTGCCGCTGCAAGTGCCGCTGCACGATTTCTCGCGCGGCGATCTCGTCGACGATGATGGGCAGGCCGTTGAGCGTGAGATTCATGGTGGTCCTCAGAAGGGAATCGAAACGCCGGCGCTGAGCTTCATGGCCGGCCCGTTCGCGAAGCCGCTGCAACCGCCGCAGCCGTTCTCGGCGGCGCGCACCCGGCCGTAGATTTGCGCCATCAGCAGCAAGTAACCGTAGCGCGCGGTGGTGCCGACGTAGGGCGTGAGCTGGTAGCCGCGCCAGTTGAACTGCATGGAGCCGACATTGCTCGATGCGCCCTGGCCGTCGATCACGACGTGGAAGCGCCCGTCATAGAGGAAGAGCCCGGTCTCGGCGCCCAGGATGAACGGGCCTACCGTGCGTTCGGTGAGATACCCGGCGCTCACACCGCGCGCGCGCTGATCGCCGCGGCCATGACCGAGGCAGCCGGACATCGTCGACGGGTTGCAGTTTGCGCCGTCGTAGACCAGCAGGTACTCGTCGTCGCGCATGGTGAACACGGAGTCGAAACGCATCGTGCCGAGGTCGACATAGGCGAACCTCCAGCCGAAAGACCAGGGGCCGTGCGATTCGGTCAGGAAGGAAAACCCGACGTGCGCGCAGTGCGAGGAAAAATCGAGGTTGTGCGGGTACTGCTCCTGGAACCAGATGCCGTTGGCGATCTTGCCCTGCTTGCATTGCCCGCCGAGCATCTCGAGCCGCGCGCCGAGGTTGCCGAGGCTGAGCTCGGCGCGGGCGGACGGGGAGTAGAGAAGCGCAAGGCCACCGGCGATGACGGTGCCGATGTAGAGCACCACCACGATGATCAGGAAGCGCGTCCAGGGCGCACGCGTGGCTGCGTGAAGGTCCTGCTGGGTGCTGCTGGGTTGCTGGCGGGACATGGCCCCTCCGTTGTGTACGGAGGGGGAGAATTACATAAAGTCTGTAACTAAGTCAACTTAGAATTACACGAACGCTGCAATCACTTATCTAAATTGAAAAAAAGATGCGGTTTGTGGCCTAATTATCTTGCCTATCGTCTTGATTTTGCTAGGGCTGCGTCAACGGCGGTTAGAAACGGCGCGAACTTTGAGTTCACGATGGCTTCACCGGAACCAGGGCCAAAGCTGGACACCGTGTAGTCATTGATCCCGCCAACACGCATTTTGACAACGTTTGCGCGAGCGACAACTCGAAACTGGTCCAGAGGCATCTCGAATCGCCTGAAGCTGGCACCATGTTCGAAATGGGTCAGCGCACTGGCTGGCTTCAGCTTGTCAAAAATCTTGCCGTCCGCATTAAACGCCGCGTCCTGAATGGCGCGGATCTGCATGGCGTGCCCAACGGTCACGAATATTAGGTCGGAATACTTCTCCATCCACTCGAAACCGAGCGTGTGGAAGTCCTCTGAAAGCCCGCTGGCGGCGCTGATCGGGGCTTGTCGAATAATCTGCCTCCCGTCGAATTGATCGACGATGGTCTGCGCAGAGGGGGTAAGTGCGTCGTTCACCCCTACGCATCCCATGAGCCAGTTGACGCAGCTGGTGAAAAGGATCACACCCAACCACCAGCTTAAAGGTTTAGGCCGCTTGTTCAACATCATCAGGTCCTCTCACAACGTACCTCGATTCCTGCTCCGCAACGCGCATGATGTGATCGCGACCGCGTTCATCGCTGTGGCGATAATTGTCGAGCAGCTTGGCTTCGCGCTCCTCTGAAGGGTTGTCCTCCAGGGTAAGAATGTAGGCTGCCGACACACCGAGCACTGGGGCAAGTTTTTTCGCTTCGTCGACGCCGATCATGTTGCGCCCATGTTCCCAATTGCTCAGCCGGTTAAACGTGATGCCCGGAATCAGCGTCTCGACATCTTTTAGCGTCAGTCCCTTTTTTTCTCTCGCTGCTTTAATGCGGCGTCCTGCTTCCAGCTTTGTACCCATGTAGGCACGGTAGCCGTCGAATCGTGGAAGGTCATTCAACGAGTCCTGTAAGCGCAGGGTTGCGAGTTTACAGAATTTGTGTAAGTCTTGTCGGGTGACCCTGCCCGAATTCATCCGTAGGCACGGCGATGCGCATTGCGCGGCGCTGTTCGATGTGAAGGTGCGCACGGTAGCTAGCTGGCGCCGCGGGGAGAACTTCCCACGGGCCAGAAAGGCGAGAGAGATCGTCGACCGCACCAACGGACAGGTCGGTATGGAAGACATCTACGTGGCGACCAGCCTGTCGGCCGATCTGGAGACAGCAGCATGATGATGCCGCGATTCTATTTTTTTGCCCGGACTCTGTCTGTCCGTGGCTGTACGTGAAAAACGGAAGGGCACGGACATGGACCAGCAGCGATTGATCTTCGACGACGTTCTCGATGCGCTCGGCGAGGTGGTGCGTGCGCTAGGCGGCCCGAAGGTGGTGGGGCCGGCGATGCGTCCCTCCGAGCTGCCAATCGACCAGGCGGCGCAGTGGGTGCGCGACTGCCTGAATGCGAACCGGCGCGAGCGTTTCGATCCGGCGCAGGTGGCTTGGTTGCTGCGCAAGGGCCGTGAGGCGAACTGCCACGCGGCCATGCACTTCATCGCCGACGAGGCCGGCTACACCAGGCCAGCGCCGCTGGATCCGAAGGACGAACTGGCCGAACTGCAGCGCCGCTTCATCGATGCCGCCGGATCCGTGCAGGCGATCGGCGAGCGCATCGAGCGCCTCACCAAATCCCCTCTGCAGTCGGTGAAGTAGCCGCCGTGATCTCCGCTTTCGAGCAACCGCTGCCCAAGCCTCGGGACACGGTGGAGACGCCGCTGGGCCGCATCGGCCTGGTGATGTCGGTGCTGCCAGAGGGGCGACGCGAAGTGCAGTATCTCGACAGCGAGCGCGACACCGTCATTCTGAAGGCCTCATTGCTCGAAGTGCTGGTGCGCGCCGTGCCGCGCCCCTGGCAGGAAAAGATCAAGCCGTGACCCATCCACCCGGACCGCCGTGAGGCTGGCGCCTGACCGATACCACAGAGCGCCAGCGCTCAAGCTGGCGCCCCATTCTGCCGGTTCCGGAGGATGCTCCGCCAGCCAAGTTCCACCACGCGGTGCGCGGGGAGCCACGCAAGATTTTTGCCTACCGCGACGTCGAGGGGCTGGCGCTGGGCTACGTGTGCCAGTTCATCCGTTCGGCGGGCGGGGTGCAGCACATCACGCGCACCTGGTGCGAGAACGAGCAAGACCGATCCCGCGCCTGGAAGTGGATCCAGTTCCACAAGCTGCGGCCCGTGTACCGCGCGGAGCATCTCGATACGCAGCGGCTGCAGATCGTGCTGGTGGTGGCGGACGAGTGGTCGGCCGACGAGCTCGCGCCGAAGTTCGACGAGAAGGGCAGGGCGCTGGATCTGAATCACCCGTTCCTCGCCTACGACGTGGTGAGCTGGCCCGGCGGCCGGTCGAAGGTGGGCGAGGTGGACTGGTCGCCGTTGAAGGGCCGGGTGTGCGCGATCTGGTTGCCGCATTCCGCGGAGCGTTTCAAGGTGGCAAAGGGCGATCCGCAGTCGGGCGCGCTGCTGCCGACGGAAAAGCAACCCTGGCGCGTGGCCGCGCGCGCGCTGATGGAGACGCTGCGGCACTTCGGCGCGATCCCGATCTCGATCATCGAGGCGGAGACCACCGAGGAGTTGCCGCAGGGCTGGGAGCCGATCGCGGCGCTGAACGCGCACTGGGACCTAGGGCGCATCTTCGAGTGGATGCAGGCGCACTTCGCCACCTCTGCCGAGATCGCCGAGGCGCGGCGCCTCGCCTCGGGCGAGCCGAAGGCCTCCGGCGAGGTGGAGGGCGATTGGACAGCGACGCTGCTGCGCAAGGACGGCACCGGGCCGCTCTTGGCCGAGCTGCACAACGTGCGCATGATCCTGTCGAACCATCAATCCTGGCGCGAGGTGGTGTGGCTCGACCAGTTCGCGCATCGCGTGATGAAAGCAAAGCCGCCGCCTTATCCGAAGAGCGAAATCGGGGTGTGGTCGGATCACGACGACACGATGTCCGCGGACTGGCTGCAATCGCAATGCCAGATCCTGCGGCTGAAGTCCTCGCTGGTTGCCGAAGGCGTGCATGCGGTGGCGCACCTCAACGGCCGCAACCCGCTTGTCGAGTATCTGAAGGCCTGCCGCAAAAACTGGGACAAGACGCCGCGCATCGATCGGTGGCTGCAGACCTACCTCGGCGCCGGCGTGCCCGAGGAGTCGGACACGCAGGCCGATATGGATCGCCTGGACGAATACCTGCGCCTGGTCGGCCGCATGTGGCTCAGGGGCGCGGTGGCGAGGGCGCTGCAGCCTGGCATCAAGTTCGACTACGTGCTGATCCTCGAGGGGCAGCAAGGCCTGGGCAAATCGAGCGCGCTGGCGGTACTGGGCGGCGAATGGGCCATGGATACGCCCTTCGACCTCGGCAACAAGGAAGGCTGGGAATCGCTGCAGGGCGTCTGGATCGTCGAGATCGCGGAGCTCGACAGCATGAACAAGGCCGACGTGCGCACTGCGAAGACGTTCTTTTCTCGGCGCAAGGACCGCTTCCGGTTGCCCTATGCCCGGCGCAGCGCGGAGTTTCCCAGGACCTTCGTCTTCGGCGGCACCACCAACGAGAACGAGTATTTCCGCGACCGGACCGGGAACCGCCGCTACCTCCCGGTGCACGTCAAGCGATTCTACGAGCGCGCGGCCCTCGAGCGGGATCGGGACCAGCTGTTCGGCGAAGCGGTGGCTGCGTTCGAGGCTGGCGAAGCCCTGTATTTCGCGCCGGCCGAGGAATTGCTGGTGCGCGTCGAGCAACGCTTGCGCATGCGCCAGGACCCGTGGTTCGGCTCGATCGCGCGCTGGCTGCTCTCACCCGAGCGAGTCATCGAACAGCAGATGTCGGAACCGATCACCATCCGGCGCATCTTGTCCCAGGCGGTCGGCATGGAGATCAGCCGCGCCGACGAGCACGGCCATGCGACGCGCGTGGGTCACGTCCTTGCGGAGCTTGGTTACGATCGGAAAGAGAACAAGTCCATCCCCGAGCGGTATCACTACGTGAAGCGCCAAGGCTTCAAGGAAGGCGACGAATGAGCACCGCTACCCCCCCTAGGTTAGGGCTAGGGTATGAGGTTAGGGTCACTTTCCCCTTGATTGATATGTTATTTCCTAACCTCCTAACCTTCCCAACCTGTTTACGTGTCTCGCACACGCGCGCGTTACGCGCAGGAGCCGACGTGAAGCCATGCCACCGACGTAACGCCCGCTCCGCTGTTTCCAGAGTTGAGTGATTTTCAGCATGGGAGGTTAGGAGGTTAGGAAAGCGCAGTGGAATCAACGAAAAACTGACCCGAGCCTCGATACCCGAGCCTTAGAGGGTTAGGGCATCGAAAACACATGGACGAAGAAGCCAAAGGAGCCGAGACGATGACCGAGCCGGTGTTTCGCAGCACGCATGCCGCGCTGATGTTCGCGCTCAACTTCACGCACGGCACGCTGAAGCGCTCGACGCTCGCCGCGATGATGAGCAGCGCCGGCAACGGCCGAGGGCTCGGCGGCCTGGATGGCGCCGCGCAAGCCGGCATGATCCGCGCCGAGCTGGAGAAGCTCGCCAAGCTCAGGCGGACAATCCTCGTTGCGCGCTACGTGGTCGCCACAATCCCCTGCGATTGCGGGCGCAGTTGCTGCAGCAAGATCAGGGAAAACGCCGAGTGGTCTGAGGCGGTCAATTGCCTGAGCGAGTACGTGCTGCACGAGGGCCTGACCGGATCGGTGTCGCATTACCGCCTGCGCCGGGCGCTGGTGATGCGCTACTTCGGGCAGCGCCAGTTCCTGGTGTCGATCGCCGAGCAGTGCGGCGTCAACCGCGACACAGCGAGCGCCTATAACCAGAAGATCACCGAGCGCTTCCGCCAGGAGGAGCGGCTGGCGAATTACGAGATCGAGGGCCTGCTCAAGGCCATCGGTGTGATGGGGGGCGCGGCCGTCGCCGCTTGACAATCCGCAAAATGCGCGGAGAATCGCGCTCCAACAGCTATTTTCAAGAACTGTTCCTCGAGCCCGCCACCGTGCGGGCTCTTTCATTTCCGCCTTGCCCGCTGCTCCTCCTAGGTAGGCGAGGTCTTCGCCGCGCGCATCCAGCGCGGCTCTTTCTTCGATTGCCTTCCATCGCGCCCTAGCGATTGGGTCCTTCCTACCGTTCCAGCGATACGAGCGCTGAGCCCTCGATCCTCATCTAGCCATAGGTGTTGCGGGTTAGGCAACAGGTGGGGCAATGCAACGCCCCTCCTATGCAACGAGGTCCTCCACATGCTTGAGACGAAAGCACAATTTACGCGTCGCATGGGTTGGAAGAACCGCAGCACGGCAACGCGGTACGCCGACGACGGCAAGATCGTCGTCACTGCCGACGGGTTGGTCGACGTCGAGGCCTCCCAGGCCTTGCTCGCTGCAGCGTCCGATCCTGACAAGGAGGGAGTGCGGCAGCGCCACGCGCGGAACCGGCAGAGCGCAGGAGCCGGAGACGCCACCAAGGCGAGCCAGAACGACTCGACCTACCAGCTGCTGACCAAGCACCGAGCGGCTGCGGAGTACAACCGAGCCGAGCTGCTGCGCCTGGAGCTCGAGGAGAAGGAGGAGCGCCTGGTGGACTCGGAGGTTGTGCGCCGGCGCGCTATGCAGCTGGCGCGGAAGGCCCGCGAGGCGATAATGAACCTGCGCCATCGCATCGACCCGGAACTGATGGCCGAGACGGATTCGGCGAAGCGGGCGGTGATCTGGGACCGCGAGTTGCGCGCCGCCTGTGAGGACCTGGCGCGTGGTGTCGCCGAGCCGCTCGCGGCGGCCGATGGGGGCGGCTGAGCGGGTGGGGGCGGTCGAGCGAGGAATAGCTGCCTGGGACGATGGCTGGGCGAACGGCTGGCAGCCTGACCCGCTGATCACGGTCTCCGAATGGGCCGACAAGCACCGAATCCTGCCGCAGCGAGCGGCAAGCGAGCCAGGGCAGTGGCGCACTTCGCGCACGCCGTATGCGCGCGAGATCATGGACTGTCTGTCCGACCACCACCCCGCGCAGGAAGTGGTGGTGATGGCCGCGGTGCAGATGATCAAGTCCGAGGCCGGGCTGAACTGGGTGGGCGAGACGATCGACCACTCACCGAGCTCGATGCTGGTGGTGCTGCCGACCGTGGAGGTCGGGGAACGTTGGTCGAAGCAGCGCCTGGCGCCGATGATCATGGATACGCCGCGGCTGCGGGCGAAAGTCTCGCCGGCGCGCTCGCGCGACAGCGGGAACACCACGCTGTCGAAGGAATTCGACGGCGGCATCCTGATAATCACCGGCGCGAACTCCGCGGCCGGCCTGTCGTCGATGCCGATCAAGAAGCTGCTGCTCGACGAGGTCGACCGCTTCCCGCGCGAGATTGAGGACGAAGGCGACCCGGTCGATATCGCTGAGGCGCGCACCAGCAACTTCCCTAATCGGAAAGTCTACAAGTGCTCTTCGCCGACGATCGAGTCGCTGTCCCGCATCAACAAGGACTGGAAGAAGTCTGACCAGCGGCACTACTACGTGCCGTGTCCGCATTGCCGGGAAAAGCAAGCGCTGAAGTGGGGCAGCCTTCAGTACAGCGAGGACAATCCGGAAGGTGCGCGCTACGCGTGCGAGCATTGCGGTGCTCTGACCGACGAGCACCATAAGTCCTGGATGCTCGACGAGGCGAATGGCGCCGAGTGGCGGGCGACGTTCCCGGAGCGCTTCACCGCCACCAAGGTCGCCGGTTTCCACCTCAACGCGCTGTACTCGCCGCTCGGCCTGGGGCGCAGCTGGGGCTGGCTCGCCAAGCGCTTCGAGGAGGTGAAGAAGGACGCGGCGAGGCTGAAGGTATTCGTCAACACGCGCCTGGGCGAGTGCTACGAGGATCCGGACGAGCGCCTGGACTGGGAGGAGCTCAAGGCGCGCGCCGAGCCCTACGGCCTGCGCGAGATCCCCCGCGGGTGCCTGGTGCTGACCTGCGGGGGCGACGTGCAGAAGGACCGCATCGAGGCCCAGGTGGTGGGCTGGGGACGCAACGAGCAGGCGTGGGTGATCGACTGGGTGCTCTTTCCCGGAGACCCGACGCGGCCCGAGGTGTGGGAGGAGCTCGAGCGCTACCTCGAGCGGCCGTTCCAGAATGCCTACGGCGTGACGATGAAGATCACGTCGACGGGGATCGACGCCGGCTACCTGACCGACGACGTGCTCAACTTCACACGCGCGCGCCGGCATCTGAGCGTGTTCGCATTGAAGGGCGCGTCGCAGCGCGGGCGGCAGATCATCGGCCGGCCCTCGAAGGTGGACCTCACCGTGCGCGGCACGACGATCAAGGGCGGCGCCGAGCTCTGGACCATCGGCGTCGACGCGGCGAAGCACCGGCTCTTCGCGCGCCTCGCCGGCGACCGCAAGCAGGCGCACGCGAGCTCGCGCCTGGTGCACTTCAGCGAGCAGCTGCCCGACGACTACTACATGCAGCTGAGCGCGGAGATCTTCGATCCGAACAAGCGCGCGTTTGTGCGATTGCATGGCCGGCGCAATGAAGGTCTCGACACGTTCAACTACGCGATGGTCGCGGCGATGCACCCCCGGCTGCGCGTGCACGTCGCGCGCGAGTCGGACTGGGCGAAGCTCGAGCTGGCGATCGAGCCAAAGGGGCAGGACCTGTTCTCCCAAGCGCCGACGCGCGTGACCGGCGCAACGAATAACCAGCAAGCCGAGGCAGCACCCGGCGGCGAGGAGGGGCCGCGGTCTCTCCCCGCGCCGGCTCCGCTGGCGGGGGAAGTGCAGACATCTGGACAGCCCGCCCCTGCAGGCGGGTGGATCAGCAAGCGCGACGACTGGCTGCGCAAGCGCTGACGATTCGACGCGGAGTAGGGGGCACCCGAAAGCCGGCTTCCTGGGCCGGTGAGCCGCGTCGTTATTTTCCCCAGGGCTTTCCACCAGGAGGAAGCATGAAGCTGAACCTCGGCTGCGGCGTCAACCATTTGCAGGGCTACGTGAACGTGGACGTGCACCCGGCGGCGAAGCCGGACGTTGTCTGGGACCTAGAGAAATTTCCCTGGGGCATCGCGACGATCTTCGGCCACACGTTGCCGGAGTCGAGCGTCGATGAAGTGATGCTGAGCCACGTCCTGGAGCACCTCGGGCGCGATCCGGTGGTGTTCGTGGGGATCTTCCAGGAGCTCTACCGGGTCTGCAAGCCGGGCGCGCTGGTCAAGATCGTGGTGCCGCACCCGCGGCATGACAACTTCCTTGGCGATCCGACGCACGTGCGCGTGGTCACGCCGCAGGTGCTGTCGCTATTCTCGAAGAAGCTCTGCGCCGAGTGGGCCGCGAAGGGGGCGGCGAACACCCCGCTCGCGGTGTACGCCGACGTGGACTTCGAGATCCGCGACGTGCGCATGATCGTGGAGCCGGCCTTCGCCAAGAAGCCGAACCTGGAGGAGCTCGCGCGCCACTGGAACAACGTGGTAGTTGAGTACCAGATGGTCCTCGAGGTGATGAAGCCGGCGGTTGGCGCATGACCTGGTACAACGATCCGGAGCGCAATCGCGCCTTCCATGAAGGTGAGTCGGCGAAGATTCGCTTCGAGCTCGTGCCCTACACGCGCGGCGTCGGGCTCGAGCTGGGCTGCGGGCCCTGGCGCGCGTTCCCGCACTTCATCGGCATCGATGCGAATCGCTACGAGAGCCCGCTCGGGCCGTCGCTGGTGATGGACTGCCAGAGCCTCGCCTGCTTCTCGGACGAGGCCTTCGACTTCATCTACAGCTCGCACCTGCTCGAGCACCTGGTGGACACTGCGGCGGTGCTGCGCGAGTGGTGGCGCGTGATCGAAGCGGGCGGGCACCTGCTGCTCTACCTGCCGCACAAGGACCTGTACCCGAACATCGGCGAGCCGGGCGGCAACGCGGACCACAAGCACGACTTCCTGCCCGAGGACATCGTGGCGGGGATGCGCGCGGTGGCGCCGGACTGGGACCTGGTGGCCAACGAGACGCGCGACCAGGAGGACGAGTACTCGTTCTTCCAGGTGTTCCGCAAGCTCGCGCCGGGATCCGGGCAGCTGGAGAGCTGGAAGCTGCCGAAGCCGGCGAAGACCGCCGCTGTGCTGCGCCCCGGCGCCTACGGCGACGTGCTCTGGACCTCGTCGCCGATCCGGCACCTGAAGGCGCAGGGCTACCACGTCACGCTTTACACCGAGGTGCGCGGCGAGGAGGTGATGCGGCACAACCCGGACGTCGACCGCTTCGTGGTGTTCGGCGCACAGCAGATCCCGAAGGGCTTCAGCTCCGAGTACTTCGCCTCGGAGGCGAAGAAGTACGACCTGGCAATCAACCTGGTGGAGTCGGTGGAGCGCAACGCGCTCGCCTGGCCGACGGACACGCGCTACTTCTGGCCGGACCGGGTGCGGCGCAAGGTGTTCGCCGGCAACTACCTCGAGCTGATCCACGACCTGGCCGGCGTGCCCTACGAGTTCCACCAGCGCTTCCACGCGACGCCGGCGGAGCTCGAAGAGGCGAGGACCTGGCGCCGCGACAACTGCGGCGAGGAGCGCATGGTGGTGGTGGCGCCGTCGGGATCCACGGCGCCCAAATTCTGGCCGCACGTCGAGGCCTTCGCGCAGCTGCTCGCCGCGGAGAAGACCCACGCCGCGATCCTGGGCGACTTGCGCGAGATGAAGATCCCGGCCGGGCCCTACGTGCACCCGATCGGCATGGCCTGGCCGATACGGCGGGCGATGAGCCTGGCGCTCGTCGCCGACGCGGTGGTGGGCGAAGAGACGGCGCTGCTCAACGCAGTGGCCCAGGAGGAGATGCGCAAGGTGGTGCTGCTGTCGCACTCCACGCGGGAGAACCTGACGAAGCACTGGGTGAACACCGTGGCGCTGAGCGGGGCGGTGCCCTGCTATCCGTGCCACCGGATCCACCAGACCTTCGACCACTGCCGGCGCGACGAGACCTCGGGGACGGCGGCGTGCCAGGCGGCGCTGTCGGCGTTCGAGGTCCTGCGGACGATGAAGCAAGTCGGCGGCTTCTGTGTGATGAAAGCGAGCCACCTGCTCGCGGACGAAGTCGGGAGCTGAGGGAGACGCAATGGCCTACACCGCCACACAACTGCAGGCCCTGCAGGATGCGCTGGCCTCCGGGGAACTCACCGTAGAGTTCGACGGCAAGCGTGTCACCTACCGCTCGATCGCCGAGCTGAAGGCCGCGATCGCGGTGGTGGAGGATGCGCTCGCCGCCGCCGGCGAGGTGACGGCGCCCACGCGCATTTCCTACGCCTCCTTCAGCAAGGACTGAGACGCGATGAACGCATTCGAGCGGGGCCTGGCCCTGCTGTCGCCGTCCTGGGCATTGTCGCGCGCCAGGGCGCGCGCGGCGTGGAATGTCGCGCTCGCCTACGAAGCCAATCAGGTGGGCCGGCGCGCCGCGAACTGGCAGGCGGGCAGCGGCTCGGCGAACGCGGAGATCACGCCGTCGCTGTCGCGGGTGCGCAACCGTTCGCGCGACATGGTGCGGAACAACCCCTACGCGCGCAGCGCGATCACGAAGCTGGTGGCGCGCTCGATCGGCACGGGGATCGTGGCGCGGCCGCCGGCGAACGTGCTGCCGGTGTGGAAGGAGTTCGTCGAGGTGGCGGACTTCGAGGCCCAGCATGACCTCTACGGCCTGCAGTCGCTGATCGGCCGCACGGTGTTCGAGTCCGGCGAGTGCTTGATCCAGCGAGTGCGGGGCGGGCGCCAGTCGAGCCCCCTGCAGGTGCGGGTGCTGGAGGCGGACTACCTGGACGAGCTGAAGTTCGGTCCTTTGAGTAACGGCAATTTTGCGATCGCGGGAATCGAGATCACGCAATCCGGTCAGCGCGCCGCCTTCTGGCTGTACGACCACCACCCCGGCGAGCTGGTCCAGCTGCCCAAGACTTGGTCGAGCAAGCGGGTGCCGGCCTCCGAGATCCTGCACGTCTACGAGAAGGAGCGCCCCGGGCAAATGCGCGGGATGCCGCGCCTGGCCGCCTCGATGATGCGGCTGCGCGATGTGGACGAGTACCAGGACGCGGTGATGATGCGCAAGAAGATCGAGGCGTGCTACGCCGCGTTCGTCAAGGGCGGGCCCGGCGGCACCGGCACGCTCGCCGGCGCGCAGCAGACCAAGACCGACGATCAGGGGCGCCGCGTGGAGACGCTCTCGCCCGGCATGATCATGTACGGGCGCGAGGGCGAGGAGATGAGCTTCGGCTCGCCTGGCGCAATCGCGAAGGATGTGTACACCCTCGACCAGCTGCACGCGATCGCGGCCGGGATCGGCGTCACCTACGAGCAGCTCACAGGCGACTACTCGGAGGTCACCTACCTGTCGGCCCGCTCGGCGCAACTTGAGCTGCGCGAGCTGGTGGAGATGTTCCGCTGGATCCACTTCATCCCGATGTGCTGCCGCGGCATCTGGGGCTGGTTCCTGGATGCCTACTACACCGCCGGGCGCCTGCGTACTGCGACCTATCCGGTCGAGTGGACGGCGCCGGCGTTCCCCTGGATCGACCCGGGCAAGGACGTGAAGGCCGCCAAGGACGAGATCATGGGCGGGCTCACGTCGCTGTCGGCGAAGATCCGCGAGCGCGGCGAGGATCCGGACACGGTGTTCAAGGAAATCGCCGACGAGCGCGAGAAGCTCGACGAGCTGGGCGTCAAGCTCGACACCACGTTGGGCGGCGGTGTCCCTGTGGCGGCGCCAGCGCCGGCGCAACCCAAGGACGATGGCGAACCCGCCGGTGGCACCAAGCCCGCCAAGCCCGCCGAGGACGACGGGGACGACGGGGACGACGACTAGCAAAGCAGCGCCACTGATCTCACCCAGGCCTCGCCGAGCGCGGGGCTTTTTCATTGGGATTTATATACATGACTCCCTCATTGATTATTAACGGTATTGCCCATAGCTAAAATAGTACTTTACTCCCTTGAAGATTCGTGCCTATAATGCAGTTGTAGGCCAACCACTTAGGAGAGAAAACATGAAAGCCAACACCATCAAGTCGCCCAACGTCGAGGAAGTCTTGAAAGCGATGAATGCGCTTCAGGTTTGCATCCCGGACATGAACAAGTCCGAGCGCAAGGAGCTGGCGGGCTTCCTTACCCAAATGGCGGATGCGTTCAAGGCTGAAGCCCCGGAAGAAATAACGGTGCCGCACATTGACGAAGTGACCATGAACATGGCCGATATTGCGCAGGTCATGATCGACACCTTCGGGCTGATCTAGATGGACGACCACACCACAATCAGCACGTTCCAGCTTTTCAAGATGTTCCCCGACAACGAATCGGCCCGCGTCTACCTTGAGGCGCGGCTGTGGCCTTCCGGCCCGCGTTGCCCGGTCTGCGCTGGCCTTGACCGGATCACGACTCGCACCAACGGCTACTACCGCTGCAACAAGTGCGCGGAGGACTTCACCGTTCGCACCGGCACAGTCATGGAGCGCAGCCACGTTCCGCTGCACAAGTGGCTCTACGCCATGTACCTGCTGGTCACGGCCCGCAAGGGCATCAGCAGCCTGCAACTCTCCAAGGAAATCGGCATCACGCAGAAGTCGGCGTGGTTCGTTCTCGGGCGGCTGCGCGAGGCTTGCGGCTCGGACTTCAAAAGCCTGTCGGGCATCATCGAAGTGGACGAAACCTACATCGGCGGAAAAGAGTCCGCGAAACACGCCAGCAAGCGGCTCAAGCAGGGGCGCGGCGCTGTGGGAAAGTCCGCCGTCCTCGGGATGCGTGAGCGCGGCGGTCGCACCGTCGCCATGCCTGTCGAGGACGTTAATACGGCGAACCTGCACCGGGCGATCCACACCCACATCGAACCCGGCAGCATGATCCACAGCGACGAACACGCTGGCTACCGTGGCCTTGGAGGGCTGTTCTTCGGGCGCGAGACGGTCAACCACAGTGCCGGGGAATACGTCCGCAACGGCGTCCACACGAACAGCATCGAATCCGTTTGGGCGGTCCTGAAGCGCGGGCTGCACGGCGTCTACCACCACGCCAGCGACAAGCACCTTGCCCGCTACGTCAACGAGTTCACCTTCCGTCTGAACGAGGGCAACGTGAAGCGCCACACCTTCCAGCGGTTGAACAGCCTGATTGCCGCCACGGCCAAGCGCCGCATCACCTACAAGGAACTGACCGCATGAAGCCGCCCAAGGAACTGGACCGAATCGTGGACAAGGTGCTGGCGTACAAAGTGCCAGCCCGCTCGCCCAAGGCGAAGAAGCGCCAGCGCAAGCGCAGGAAGGTTCGGAGGGAGTCATATATATAAATCCCTTTTCATTTGGAGGCTCGCGATGTCGAAGCAGCGCCAGGCAGGGAAAACCGTGGTCCACATGCCGATGGAACAGCTGCGCGCGCCGATCGGCGCCGTGGATGCCGAGGCCCGCACGGTCGAGGTGCAGTGGCTCTCCGGCCAGCGCATCAAGCGCTACGACTGGATGCGCGACCAGCACTACTACCTGGAGTTCTCGCGCGAGCCCGGCGCGGCGCGCATGCAGCGCCTGCAATCCGGCAGCGCGCCGGTGCTGAACACGCACGGTCAGTGGACGCTCGAGGATCAAATCGGCGTGGTGGAATCTGCCGACTACAAGGCCGGCATCGGCACGGCGCGCGTGCGCTTCTCGGCGCGCGAGGACGTGAAGCCGATCCTGCAGGACGTGAACGACAAGATCATTCGCAACATCTCCGCCGGCATCAACATCCACCGAATGGAGCTGCTGCCGCCCGACGCCGAGAGCGAAGGGCTGCAGATCCGCCGCGCGGTGGACTTCGAGCCCGCGGAAATCTCTCTCGTACCGATCGGCGCAGACGCTGGCGCGGGGGTTCTGTCCGATCAGCGGCAACGCAGCAGCCCCTGCGAAGTCCTCGACCTCACTCTTACGGCGCAAGCCGCCAACAACCACGGAGAACCCAGCCCCATGAAAACCCCGGAGCAGCTGGCGGCCGAAGCGGATGCCGCCAAGAGAACCGAAGAGCAACAGCGCCTCGCCGCGGAAAGCGAGCGGCAGCGTGTCGCGGCCGCGGAGAAGGAAGCGGCCAAGGCCGAGCGCGCGCGCCTGCAGTTGATCGACGAGCTGTGCCGCCGGCACAACCTGGCCGATACGGTGCGCACGGAACTGAGCAACGGCGAGGCGACCCAGGACCAGATCCGGACGCGCGTGCTGGAGGAGCTGGCGAAGCTGACCACGCCGATCCGGCCCGGAAGCCACGCCGACGTGCACATCGTGGGCGACACCCGCCTGCAGTTGCGCGCGCACATGGCCGAGGCCATCACGCACCGCATCGCCCCGAGCGTGGTCAAGCTCACCGACGGCGGCCGGCAGTACCGCGGCATGTCGCTGCTGCGCATGGCGGAGGAAGTGCTCACGGTCGAGGGCGTGCGCGTGCGCGGCAAGTCGGCGCTCGAGCTGGCCACGCTGTCGATGATGTCCACCAGCGACTTCCCCAACATCCTGGCCGACGTCGCCAACAAGCGCCTGCGCATGGCCTACGAGGAGCAGGTGCCGAGCTACACGCGCTGGGCCCGCCGCGCGGCCAACGCGCCGGACTTCAAGAACATCACGGTGAACCAGCTCTCGGGCGCGCCGGACCTGCTGAAAGTGGCCGAAGGCGGGGAGTTCAAGTACGGCTCGCTCTCCGACGGCAAGGAGACCTACGCCGTGATCACCTACGGGCGGATCATCCCGATCACCCGCCAGGCGATCATCAACGACGACCTGAACGCCTTCGACCGCCTGCCGCGCGCGTTCGCCGGCTCGGCGCGCCGGCTGGAGAACCGGCTGGTGTACGGGCGGCTGCTCGACAACCCCACGATGTCGGACAACGTGGCCCTGTTCCACGGCACGCACGGCAACTTGCCGTCGGCCACCACGATCGACGCGGCCAACCTGGGGATCGCGCGGGCCCTGATGCGCAAGCAGAAGGGCTTGCAGCTCGAGGAACTGAACCTCGCGCCGGCCTTCCTGCTGGTGGGCCCGGACAAGGAGCAGCTGGCGTACCAGTTCACAAGCTCCCAGTTCGTGCCGGCGACGCCTTCCGCGGTGAACGAATTCCGCGCTGGCGGCCGCACGGCGCTCGAGCCGATCGTGGACGCGGTGATCACGGGCAACAAGTGGTTCCTCGCCGCGAGCAACCAGCAGACCGACACCGTCGAGTTCTGCTACCTGGACGGGTCCGAGGGCGTGTTCCTCGAGTCCCAGATGGGTTTCAAGATCGACGGCATCGAGCTGAAAGCGCGGCTGGACTTCGCCACCCAGGTGATCGACCACCGCGGCCTGGTCTACAACTCGGGCGCCTGATCGGCGAATTCGCGAACGGCTAACGGCGCGGCGGAACAACAACAGCAAGCCGCTGCGCCGGCGGTCTTCTCCTCCTCTTTTTTTCTGAAAGGAAACGAGCATGAAAAACATGATCCAGCCGGGCAACGTCATCTCGGCGGCCGCCCCCTATGCCGTCGCCTCCGGCGCCGGCGCGCTCCTCGCCGGCTCGCTGTTCGGTGTCGCCGTGAATACCTACGGCAGCGGCGCCGACGGCGAGTTCGTCACGGAAGGCGTGTTCGAGCTCACCAAGACCAGCGGCACCGCGCACGACTTCACCCTCGGCAAGCGCGTGTACTGGGACAACTCGGGCAAGGCGCTCGTCGCCACCTCCACCGGCAATCATCCGGTGGGCGTGGTGACCGAGGCGGCCGGCACCGCGGCGGTCCTCGCCAAGGTCAAGCTCGGCGCGCCGCCGGCGCTGGGTGCGTAGGTCCGGTTGCACCACCCGCCTAAAGCGGGTGGTGCGCTCACCCTGGAGCGGCAATGACCGCACAACGTAGACGGAGATACCCATGCTGCTGAGTTTGTTCTGGTCTTTCTGGGGGTGGCTGCTCCAGCCGCTGTACATGGCGGCGAAGGGCACGACCTTCAGCAACGACCTGCTGAAGCTCATCTTCAACGCGACCGCGATCGCCAACATCGCGGACAACGCGGCGAGCGCGCCGCTCACGAACCTTTACGCGAGCCTGCACACGGCCGATCCAGCAGCGGCTGGAAGCCAAACCACGAGCGAGATCGCATACACGAGCTACGCGCGCGTGGCGGTCGCGCGAACGACCGGCGGCTGGACGGTGACTACCAACTCCGTGAGCCCGGTGGCGACGGTCGCCTTCCCGGCGGGCACCGGCGGCAGCGGCACGGCGACCCACGGCATGATCGGCACGGCAGTCTCGGGAACCGGCAAGCAGCTATACCGCGGCACGGTCACGCCGAACATCGTCACCGGCAACGGCATCACGCCGCAGCTCACAACCGCGTCGGCCATCACGGAGTCCTGACATGAAAATGCGCGCACGCAGGGGAATGATCCCAGCAGATCTCATGCACCCGACGCTTGTCACCGAGCGCAAGGTTCCGCCCGGTCTCTCGGAAACCGTGAATGCGACGCTGTGGACGAAGCACGGCGACCACCCGGCAGTGGTGAAGGTTGAACCGCCGATCCCGCTCGCGGACGCGAACGAGATCGTCGTCGTGAAGGACGGCAAGGTCGAGCTCTACAAGGGCAAGCCGGCTGTCGCCGCGCCGAAGCTGAACGGCGTCACGCCGCCGGACGGCACGAAGTTTTTTCAGATGCGGATGGTGGACGCGATGATCCGGCGCGAGGACCCGGCGACCGGGCTTTTCTCGGACTACCTGGTGATGCCGGGCTTCTACGTCATCGAGAACGATTCGGACGGTGTGGTGTGGGCGCTCTCGCCGCATCACGTCCGGGCGTGGTTCGAGCCGGTCTCGGCGTAGCGCCGGCGCCATGAGCATTACGCGCAAAGGGCGGTATCGGGTCGAGAAGACGGACGGCGTGCTGGTCTCGAACCACAACACCAGCGAGGAGGCGTTCGAGGCCGCCGTGCGCACAGGCGTCACCTGCAACGTGGTGCCGCCTCGGTATGAGGTCAAAAACGACTGGGGCATTCCGGTGCCAGCGCCCGAGCCCACGCCAGAGCCCACGCCCGAGCCGACGCCAGACCCGACGCCATTCCCGATCCCCATCACCGGGGCATCCTTCCTCGACCTGGTGAAGGCTCCGCTTGGGGCTTGGGTGACCGAGTACCAACAGCTCTCGGACGGCGAGATCCAGGTCGCGCGCCGCTTCCAGCACGACGGTTCCGACCAGCGGATCCAGACCGTCACCGGCAGGATCATCGAGGCCACGCCCGCCACCCTCGCCGCCATCGTGCAGGCGCTCGCCCCAGGCGAGCATGTTTACCTGCGCGGCGGGGACTATTCCGGGCAGTACGACGCGGAGGGCTGGAACGAGTCGAACCTGTGCCTCTTCCGGCCGGGCACCGCGGACATGCCGATCGCCATGATCGCCTTTCCGGGCGAGACGGTGACGATCCGCAACACCGGCGGGCGGCCGAACTTCTTCCTGTGCAATAGCGGCGGGAACCGCAAGACCGCGCATCTCACGATCGCCGGTTTCAATCTCGTGGCGCAAGCCGACTGCATCGACAGTTCCGCGGACACCTCCGGCAGCTCGCGGCCCGAGTCCGGCGCGCCGTTCGTCCGTGCCGTGGGCAACCGTTGCACGATCACCGATCCAGCCGCCAACACCATGACGGGCATCATCGCGCTCGGCGCCGATGGGTGGGCTGTGCTCGGCAACACCCTGCGCGACCCGGCCAACCGCATGATCATCAACAACAACCACGCGATCTATGTGCAGTGTGGCGCAGACGACGTGCTGGTGGCCTACAACGACCTGCGGAACCTCCGCTTGGGGCACGTAATCCAGATCCACCAGGACGGCACGGCGATGCTCTACAGCAACGTGCGGATCATCGGCAACGTGATCCAGCCGCGCGCCGTAAATGACTGCCGCGGGATCACGGTATCGAACGTGGACTCGGCGAGCGACGTGCTGATCCAAGGGAACAAGCTCCTCGCCCTGGGGCAGGATTTCAGCGCCGTGAGCGTGTACCGCGGGGTGATCACCGTGAAGGACAACGACGTGCTCGATTGCAACGCAGGGCTGGTGCTCAACGGCCAGATCGGGGGTGCGCGCCGGGTGAGGCTGGAGAACAACCTCTTCCGCATGCTGCCGGGCGTTGCGCCGTACACGTTCGAGAACGGGGCTTCGGCGGGAGAGTTGGAAATCGTATCGGAGAGGTAAAAGAAAATGGCTCGCCGCGCCGTTGGAACGGTTGCCAGCGCCACGTCGGGGAACATCAGTCCTGGGATTCCGGCCGGTACTGCGGCGAATGACATCCTGCTCTGCGTGGTGCTTAACGGCGCGAACGATGTTCTGACATTCAGCGGGGCATGGGCAAAAAAAGTAGAAGTCAACAACGGCACCGCCCATCGGATGACGCTCGCATGGCTGCGGGCGGCCGGCGGAGATGCGGCGCCGACGATCAGCGGCGCGACACAGGACATCATTGCCCGGATCGTCGGCTATAGCGGTCGCGTCACGAGCGGTGATCCGTTTGATGGTACGCCTACGACGCACGTTGACACCTCGGCAACAGCCACGATCACCGGGGATGCAATCACTACTACGCTTGGCAGTGATGATATTTTCTTCTGCGGTGGGCAGTCCACGACAGGCGCCGAGCAGCCAACATTCTCAGGCTACAGCGGAAGCAATCCTAGCTTTGCGGAAGCGATCGACAATGTATTTGCTGGTGGTGTTGTCAATCCCGCCATTTTCGCGGCCGATGGCATCAAGACAGATGCTTCGACGACCGGCAATCGCACCGCCACTAGCACAGAGTCATTAGTTGCGACCGGCATTCTGGCCGCACTGAAACCGGCGACGGCGGCGCTCACCGGCACCGCCACCGGCGGCGTAGATGAAAGCGACATAGTTCCTAGCGACAAGACGGTCATCGCAACGCTGACGGGCGACACATTCGTCCCGGCGTCCGCGATCAGTGACATTTCGTTTATCGCGAATGCGCTCGGCGGCACGACGACGACGACGAGCTTCAGCACTACGTTGCCGGCGACGCAGGCAGGCGACATCATCATTTTGGAGTTCTCTCACCGCGGCACTGGCGACGGCACCATCGGGGGTACCTACAGCGGCCCGGCGTTCACGCTGAAGCACAGCCAGCTTTTTGCCACGTCGGCGTTCAGCGGCAAGACCTACTACTCGCGGGCGACGGGCAATCACAGCGGCCAGACCGTGACGGGCTCAGGCCTGACGGATTCCTGTGCGGCCATCGTCACGATCTATCGTGGCGCGCTCGCTTCCGGAGACCCGCTCGCGGACGCCACCATTGTCGGCGAGCAAAACGCCTCCGGTAATGAAACGCAGGCTGAGATCACCACCGCCACGGATAAGGCGGTGGTGGTTCTAGTGGTTGTGAATTCCCCGGACCTTGCGGTGGCGACGCAGGCGTGCACCAGTCCAGGTGCTCTGACCGAGCGGGCCGAGCGATTGTCCACTGGCGGGACAGATTCCTCGATTGCTCATGCGAGCGCGGTAAAGGACACGGCGGGTGCGACAGGTGCGCTAACGTGGACGCAAACTAACGCAGCCAGCGGTTCGTGGGCCTACGCGATCAAGCCAAATACCACTACGCCATTTGCCGATGCGCGGCAGGAAGCTATCGACGGGCTGGAATCCGCGCAGTCCGAGACGCACGGCTTCAACGCCGAACGCGCGAACATCGCAGTCACGTCGATGGTGCGGACTTCGGACAACGTCGCCACGCTGACCCTGACCGGGATGGGCGCCTACGACATCACGGCGCAGGAAACGCTCGGGTGGACGCTGCCCGGCTCGATCCTGACTGGCGGCAGTCCGATAGTCGCAACGCCGACGTTCACGGTTGATCCGGCGGGCGGCGCGAGCGACGCAGACTTCGACGCAGCGGGCGACGCAACCGCCACTTTCTCCGGCGAATCTAGCGCGGGCGCAGCGCTCTCTGCACCAGGTGAGGCGGCGGCTAGCTTCGCCAGCGAGGCGCTATTCGATGGCGTGCTCAGCGGAGCCGCAGAAGCCGATGCGGGATTCGTGGGCGAGGCGGCTGCCCAGGATACCGGCGCGCTCTCTGGAATTGGCGAGGCCGAAGCAAGCTTCACCGGCAGCTCGACGGCGGATGCCGTGCTGTCGGCGCTAGGCGAGGCGGATGCGACGTTCGACGGCAGCTCGTTGGCCGGCGCAGTCCTCACCGCACAAGGCGAGACGGACGTTGTCCTGGTCGGTGAGGCTCAGGCTGACGGTGTTCTTGCCGGCGCCGCGCAAGCCGATGCGAGCTTCGTCGGCGAGGGCATCTCTGAGGGCAGCACTCTGTCAGCGCCTGGCGAAGCGACGGCAGCCTTTGCGGGCAGTTCGCTCGCGGCGGCGGTGCTTCAAGCGCTGGGGGAATCGAGCGCCTCTCTCGTAGGCAGGGCCGATGCCTCTGCGGTATGGGCGGCGGCCGCGGATTCTACCGGCTCGTTCGTTGGCCAGGTTATCGCGCAGGCGGCATTCAGCGCCGCGGGAGAATCGAGCGGCATCCTCGTCGGCGAGGCGCTTGCGGCTTCGGTGCTTGTCGCGATGGCCGAAGCGACGTTCGAGATGGGCAGCGCCGGGGGCGTGTTCTACGTGGCCGGGCCGGAGAACACGCGGCTGGGTGAGGCGAGGGTGCGCGAGATTATCGGCGAGAAGCGCCGGGCGTTGTTCGGGCCCACACGAACGAGGAGCCGCTGACATGCCCTTTACCGAGAAGCGCCCGGCCGAGCGCGAGAAGTTCGCCTTCAGCTACAAGCGCCTGCTGCCCGAGGGCGTCACGATTCAATCCGCGGTGTGGACGGTGTCCGTGCTCGAGGGCGTGGATGCGGGCGCCGCGGCCATGGTGTCCGGCGCCGCGGTGATCGAGGGCAACAAGGTGTCGCAGCTGATCATCGACGGCCTGGTCGATGTGCAGTACTGCCTGCAATGCGAAGCGGTGTTCAGCGATGGGCAGCACGTGATCCTCAGCGATACGCTGTGGGTGCGCGCGCCGTGCGCCTGAGGCCATGGACTGGGCCAAGCACATGCGCAGGATCCTCGCGCGGCTCGGCGAGGATGCGACGTACACGCCCTTCGGGGGCGGCACGTCGCTCACCATCCGCGGGATGTACCTGGCGCCGTTCCAGAACGCCAATTTCGGCGACGTGGCGCTCGTCGGCACCTCGGATCTGCAGTTCGCCGGCATGAGCGCGGACATGCCGGCCGTCGCGCGCGGGGACACGCTGGAGTACCCCGTGGGCAGCGGCACGATCTACAAGGTGCGCAACGTCGAGCCGAACGCGCCCTCGGGGCTCGCGGTGCTGCAGCTCGAGGCGCCGTGAAGATCGACATCTCTCACAACCTGGCGGAACTGCAGCGCAAATACTCGCTGCTGCCCGAGGAGCTCTTGCGCGCGGTGCCGCGGTCCATCAATCGAACCATGGTGGCAGTGAGCAAGGAGGGCACCACGCAGTTGCGGCTGCTCTACCCGGGCATCAAGGTCGGCGGCCTGCTGAAGCGCATGAAGCGGGAATCGGCCACGGCCAGTCTGCTGCGCGCGGCGATCGTCTTCTCGGCCGGCCGGTTCAACCTGTACGGCAACTTCGGCATGCAGGCCTTCGGCAAGTTCGGCGTGCGCTTCCGCAAGCTGCCCTGGAGGATCGAAACCCTGTCCGGCGATCCGGTGACGCCGGACATGCTGGCACGGGCGTTTCGCAACCGGTTGCGCGCCGGCGGTCGTGCCACGGTGTTCTCGCGGCACACCAAGCACCGCCTGTCGGCGGAGATCCTGCTGGCGCCCGGCCTGGCTGTGGCGTACACCGAGCGGCACCTGGGCGCCAAGCTCGCCGCGGTCGCGCGCAAGCGCTTCCCCGAGGTGTTCCTGCAGCAGGCGCGGTTCCTGCTCTCCAAGCGCAGCCTGGGCGCCTGGATGGGCGTGTAGAGGAGATCCGGCCATGGCCGAGCATCGCGCCGAGCAGATCCTGGCGGCTGTGCAGACGTCTGTATCAGCCCTCACCCTGACCGGCGACAACGTCGAGCGGGGCCGCGCCGACGACGTGCCGGCGACGGCCACCCCGGCGCTGCGGGTCGCAACGGGCGACGACCAGATCGTCGATCCCTGGGCGCAAGGTTTGCTCGACTCGGAGCTCGAGGTGTCGATCTTCGTGATGGTCCACGACAGTGCGGTGAACGTGGAGAGCACGCTCAACCGGGTGCGCAAGGAAGTGAACGTCGCGCTCGTGGCGGACCACACCCTCGGCCTCGCCTTCGTCCACGCGATCGTGGAGCTCGGCGCGCGCAAGCCATCGCTCTCCGGCGAGTCCGCCAAGCCCGCCGCAGCGATGGAGCTGCAGTACCGCGTGAAGTACCGCCGCTCGCGCACCGACCCGAGCGCCTGAAGGAGGCCCCATGAGCAAGCCCAAGACCCCGCCGCCGGCGACCGACCCGCGCGCCGGCGCGCAGCGCCGCACCCTGATCACCACGCCGGCACCGTCGCCGGAAGCCCCGCAACCCTCCCCGGCGCAGACAGCCGATCCCGAAGAAAAGGAGTAGCCCATGCTCGACAAGCGCAGCGTGATGCTCGCGAAGGACGAAACCACCTACGGCACCAGCTCGGCGCCGGTCGCCGGCACCGACGCGATCCTCATCGAGGACCTGGCGTGGTCCTTCGCCAACGCGCGCATGCACCAGCAGAAGCCCATGCGCGCGAGCCTGGGGCTGCTCAAGCCCATCTATGCCGGCTCGCTGCTGGCGATCTCCGGGAAGTGCGAGATCAAGGGCGCGGGCGCGGCGGGCACGCCGCCTGAGATCGCGCCGCTGCTGCGCGCGAGCGGCTGGGCGGAGACCATCTCCAGCGGCACCTCGGTCACCTACAAGCCGAGCTCGACGCAGACGGCGCACAAGTCGTCGACGATGTTCTTCTACGACGACGGGCTGCTCCTGCAGATGATCGGCGCCCGCGGCAAATGCACCTTCGACCTGCAGGTGGGCATGCCGGCGATGGCGGCCTTCGAGTTCACCGGCCACTTCGTGAGCGTGACCGATGTGTCGTTGCCAGCTGCCACCTATGACTCGGTGGTGCCGCCGATCCTGGTGTCGGTGCCGTTCACCGTGGACAGCTACGCCGCGATCATCTCCAAGCTCGCGTTCGACATGGGCATCGAGCTCTCGATCCCGGAGAACATCGCCGCGGCCGATGGCTATGGCGAGGTCCAGATCACCGGGCGTAACCCGACCGGCTCCTTCAACCCGCAGCGCGTGACGGTGGCGACGAAGAACTTCATCAGCCAGTGGCAGACCGGCGCGGCGATGGCCCTGGCCACGGGCGTGATCGGGGGCAGCGCTGGCAACCGCCTCTCGGTGAGCATGCCGGCGATCACCTATTCCGAGGCGGCACGCGGCAATCAGAACAACGTCGGCACCTACGAGATGAAGTTCGCGGCGGCCGAATCCTCTGGCGACGACGAAGTCTCGCTGGTGTTCACCTGAGCGGAGGAGGCTGTGGCAATCAAGGCACTCAATCCGGTCGCGCCGCGGTGGTACACGCCGCACGCCGAGGAAGGGCAGGAGAACCCGACCCGTTTCAAGATCCGCGGGCTGAACGGCACCGAGCAGGGCTATGTGTGGCCAGAGCTCAGGGTGGACGACGAGCTGAAGACGGTCACCGGTATGAGCGGCAAAGGGCTCGAATTGGCGCTGCGGTACGGCCTGGTGGACTGGGAGAACTTCGAAAACGACCAGGGCGCCGTGGCGTTCTCGCCGCAGAACTTCCCGCTGGTCGACTACGCGCTGCGCGTCGAGCTCGCCATGTGCATCGTGGCGGCGAGTTACGTGATGCCGGAGGAAAAAAAAACCTGATCATCGCCCTGGAGGTCGAATGGAACGCCGACCTCTTCCAGTGCGCGACCTGCAGCTGGGGCCGGCATTGTGACGATGCCAACCCGGCGCCGTTCGCGAAGTGGGCGATCGTGGGTGTGATCGAGAGCCGCACCTGCCTCCTGCCGATGATCACGCCGCAGTCGCGCTTCTTCATGCGGATGTACCGGCACTACAAGGAGCGGATCCTGCCCTTCGGCGGCGGCCTGCTGGACCAGCCGCACCTCTACGCCGAGGCCATGGAGATCCTTTCCTCGCGCGAGTCGGTGCTGCGCGCTGAGTACGCCGAGCGCCAGCGCCGCCAGGGCGCGCGCGGGGTTCACCCGGGAGACGTGTAGATGTCCACCGAAAACGTTTCCTTCGTCCTGGGGGCCGTCGATCAGACCAAGGCCGCCTTCGGCAGCGTGCGCGGCTCGCTCAATGGCCTGGGCGAGCAGGTGGTATCGGTGCGCGGCATCGTCGGCACCCTTACCGCGGCGCTGGGGGTGGGGGCGTTCGGCGCCGGCATCAAGTCGGCCTCCGAGGCGGCGGACGCGGCCGCGAAGATGGGCGATCGCTTCGGCATCGCCACCGAGAAGCTCATCGGCATGCAGCACGCCGGCAACCTGGCCGGCCTGAGCAACGAAGGCCTGACCGCTGCGCTGCGCGCGCAGGCGAAGTCGGTGACCGATGCCGCGCGCGGCAGCGAGGAGGCGGCGAAAGCCTACGGGCTGCTAGGCATCAAGGCGGACGAGTTCATCAAGCTGCCGATGGACCGGCAATTCTCGATGATCGTGGACAAGCTCGGCCAGGTGGAGAACGTCACCCTGCGCAACGCGCTCGCGCAGGAGGTCCTGGGCAAGGGCGCCGGCGAGGTCATGGGGATCGTGGCCGACGGGTCGGAAGCCTTCGCCAAGGCCGCCGAGGATGCCCAGGCGTGGGGCCTAGCGATCAACCGCGTGGACGCGGCGAAGCTCGAGATGGCGAACGACGCGCTCACCAGGGCGCAGGCGGCCGCGAAGGGCCTGTTCACCACCATCGCGATCTACGTCGCCCCGGCGGTGAAGGCGCTGGCGGATTTCTTCGCGGACAGCTCGAAGGAGGCGGGCGGTTTCAAGCAGCAGGCGGGCGAGGCGGCCGAGGTGGTGATCACCGGCATCGGCTACGCGGCCAACGTGGTGCAGGGACTGCGCTTCGCCTACGTGGGCCTCAAGTTCGTGGTGGCGGAGTTCATCCGCATCGCCGCCGAGGGGTTTGCCTGGCTCGCCGAAAAGGCGCAGACCTTCGGCAGCGTGCTCAAGTTCCTGCCCGGGCCGCTCGGCCTGGCGGGCAGGATGCTCGGAGCTGTGGTCGCCTCCGGGCGCAAGGAGTTCGAGCTCTTCGCCGAATCGGCCACCGAGAACTCGGCGCGCATCAAGGCCGAACTCGACTCGATCGCGCTCGACGGCCTGCCCAAGGACAAGATCATCGAGAAGGTGCGCGAGATCCGCGCGCTGATGCAGACCGAGGCCGAGGAGATCGCCCGCCGGCGCCAGGAGATGATGGGCGGCGAGGGCGGCGAGATCGAGCAGGACAAGGCGCCAGAGAAGAAGGCGCAGAAGGACACCTGGCGGGAGAGGCTCGCGCAGCAGCTCGAGCGGTTGCGCGAAGAGAACATGACCGAGCTTCAGCTTCTCGACGAGAAGCTGATGGAGAAGAACCTGCTCCTGCAGAACGCCCTCGAGGCGGGCTTGCTGACCGAGGAAGCGGCGGCTGCGCAGAGCGCGTTGATCCAGAAGAAATACGCCGAGGCGAAAACCAAGATCGAGGACGAGGAGACGAAGAAGCGCTACGGCATCGCGCAGGTCTACCGCCAGCTCGACCTTTCTTCGGCGGGCGCGTTTTTCGGCGCGATGTCCGGGCTGATGAACTCGAAGTCGCGCGCGATGTTCAATATCGGCAAGGCGGCGGCGATCAGCGAGACCGTGATCCAGACTTACACGGCGGCGCAAGGCGCCTATGCGGCCTTGGCGAAGATCCCGTACATAGGACCGGCCCTGGGCATCGCGGCGGCGGCGGCCGCGGTGGTCTCCGGCATGGCGCGCGTGCAGCAGATCCGCTCGATGCAATTCGGCGGCGGGGCAGTGGCCTCGGCTACGTTCAGCGCGAGCCCGACCACCGGCGTGCCGACGGCGCCGATCAGCCCGCTGTCTGCTCCAGCGGAATCGCTGCGTCAACAACAGGACATCCAGCCGCAGCGCGGCCCTGACACCATCATCAACGTTCACGGCGACGACATTTTTAGCGGACGCACACTGGCGAAGCTGGCGGAGAAGTTTAATGAGTTCACGCGCGACGGCGGGCGCGTGGTGGTGGTGCAGTCGTGATCGTCTACACCTCGCCATTTCTGCTTGCCGCGGCGGCGGCAGGGCAACCGCTCACGAACTCCCGCATCGGGTGGCATACCTGGCTGCGCGATCTCGCGCCCTCGGCGGTCACAGTGAGCGGCGAGACCGAAGATGGTCCGAAAGACATGCCGTTGCGGCCGGACACCGCCACCTACTGGCGGCCGCCCGCGCTGCCGGCGACCTACGTCGCGGATCTTGGCCAGACGCGCGACGTGGACTATGGAGGCCTCGTGGGCTCGCTCGGCTCGTCGCGCGCCTCGGTGCTGATGGAGACCAGCATCGACGACGGCGCGTGGACTGCGCTCGGCCAGGAGGCGCTGCCGGCCAATGATGCGCCGCTCCTCTTCCTCGACAGCTCGCGCCAGGCGCGCAAGGTTCGCTGGACGTTCAAGGGCGCCGGTGCGGTGCCGCGCATCTCGGTGGTCTATGCCGGCGAGATCCTCGCGATGCCCGTTCCTCCCGACGCGCCGTACACCCCGCTTAACCTCTCGCGCGAGACGGTGCTCATGCAGACCCTGTCGCGCGGCGGCCAGTTTCTCGGCCAGGAGATCCGGCGCATGGGCATGAAGAGCAAGGCCTCTTTCTCTTTCCTCAACTCCAGCTGGGTCCGCGAGAACTTCGATCCATTCATGCAGGCCGCGCGGCGTTACCCGTACTTTTTTGCGTGGCAACCTGGAGTCTATCCACTCGAGGTCGGCTACGTGTGGACGGACAGGGACATCGTGCCAACGCAAACGAGCTTTGCCCTGATGAATGTGGACTGGGCCATGCAGGGCATCGGCCATGAGTAATCACTGGGAGTTTCGATGATCACGAGCGAAGACGGCATCGTCGCCGGGCTGAAGCCTTGCGCGCGGTTCGTGAAAAACGCCTTCACCGGCGAGGCGGCGTGGCAGTGGCACAACCTGGGCATCGTGGCCGGCAATCCAGGCGTCTGGACGCTGGGCGCGCCCGGCATGGCCGGCGCGACGGTGGTGGCGAATGCCCTGGGCGGCGCGCTGCGCTTCGACAATCCCACCAGCGGCGAGGCGCGCCTGGCGAAGCTCGTTTCGGAGCTCGGCGCCAACATCGCGGCGCTGATGGTGTACGACCTGCTCTGGTACCAGAGCGGCATCGCCGAGGCAACCACCACGGGGCAGACGATCAACTCGGTGGCGCTGCCAGCGCGCGACATCGCCGGCAGCGTGAACGGCGACGGCGTCGAGGCCTGGCTGCATTGCACAACCGTCAGCGGAAACGGCGGCGCGATCGCCAACACCACGCTCGGCTACACCAACCAGGCGGGCACCGCCGGCAGGAGCGCGGGGCTCGTCTACGACTGGCCGGCCTCCGCGGTGGCCGGGACGATGGTGCCCTTCGGCCTGCAGGGCTCGGACCGCGGCGTGCGCAGCATCGAGACGGTGACGCTGGGCACCTCCTACGTCAGCGGCCAGGTGGAGCTCGTCATGCTGCGGCCGATCGCCACGATCCACGGCAGCGACCTGCACGACTGGGCGCGGCTCGGGTTGCCGCGGTGCTTCGACGACAGCGCGCTCTACCTCGCGGCACTGCTCTCCGGCACGGCGGCGGGGGTGAGCAACGGCGAGGCCAACTTCGCGCACGGCTGAGTCCCCATGAAATGGGGCGATGAAACGATCTTCTTCCTGGAGATCGACCAGCCATTTTGCGTACTCACCTGGGGCGAGACGACCGCCGCCGGAACATGCCCGGCAGTGCTTGGTGTGGATGCGCAACGCAAGTGCTTTCAGAGCAGATTTACGTGTCCGGTTCCAGCGTCATATAACCCTGCCACGCTGACGCTGCGCTTCGGGCGGCCGCAGCTGGACATGCTGCAATACGGCAACGTGGTGCCCTCGGTCGAGAGCTACAGCATCACACCGATGGCGATCAACCTCGGCGGCATGGACGAGAACGTGTCCGCGTTCGGGCGGCGCGAGACCGTCAACGTGACGCTCTCGGATCACCAGTGGGATGACCACCTGGTGGACAAGTACCGGCTCGAGCGCTCGTTCGTGCCCGGGCAGCGCACGCAGACCTTCTCGCCGCGCATGTTCCGCCGGCCGTTCGGCGCGCCGGCGATCGCGCGGCGCGAGTTCTTCGGCTACAACGAGGCCACGCTCGAGCCTTACGTGCGCGGCACGTTCTGGGGCAAGTGGCTGGCGCGCAACCCCTACCACCAGGGCAGCTATCGCGCGCGGATCCGCATGGGCACGTTGGGTCAGGCGATCGACGACATGCGCGTGCGGCACTACGTGGTGGACCGCATCGAGGGCCCGACGGACGGACAGGTGCGGGTGGTGCTGAAGGACCTGTTCTCGCTGGTGGAGGCGAGGAAGGCGGTCATGCCGCGCGCCTCGCTCGGCGAACTGTCGGCGGACCTCACCGGGTCGCCGGGGACGTTCACGCTATCGCCGGCCGGGATCGGGAACACGGCGGATGCGCAGGGCGGCTACGCTTCTATCACGGCCGTGGCCGGGCACGTCGCGATCGGCGACGAGGTGATCGAGGTGACGCGCTCGGGCGACGTGTGCACGGTCGTCACGCGCGGCGCGTTCAATACCACGCCGGCGGACCACAAGCAGGAGGATCTGGTCCAGATCGTGGTGTCCGAGGTCGCCCAGCTGGTGCACGACATCATCTACCGGGCGCTGACGAACTTCGGCGGGATCGCCGCGGCGCAGATCAATAAGCCCCTGTGGGACATCCGGGCGGCGGGATTGACGGAGCTCTATACCGCTCGGATCACCAAGCCGACGCCGGTGAACGAGCTGGTCGGCGAGCTCATGCTGCAGTCTGGGTGCACGGTCTGGCCGGACCCGAGCACCGGGATGATCGAGTTTCGCGCACTGCAGGCCGGCGTGGTGAGCCCGGTGGTGAACGACGATGCCTGGATCGCCGAGGGGCGATCGCTCTCCACCAGGCGGCAGGACGCAAAGCGCGTCTCGCAGGCGTGGGTGTACTACGGGCAGATCAAGCCGAACGAGAACCTCGACGAGAAACGCAATTACCACTCCCGCGCGGTGACGCCGGACCTGCGCGAGGTATATGAATCAGAGCAGATTCGCGACGTCTTCAGCCGCTGGATTCCACAGTTCGGGCGGCAGTCGGCCCAGCGCTGCGGCGAGCGCCTGATTGCCATGTTCCAGGATCCGCCGCTCGAAGCGACGATTCCGCTGCATGCGAGCCGCGATAGGCAATTGAATCTGGCGCAGTATTTTTCGCTGCAGACGGCGGAGGTGCAGGACGACGTGGGGGCGCAGAAGCTGGTAACGATGGCGCCGGTGGAAGTCGAGACAGGAGAGAGCGACCTAGAGGTTAAGGCGCAGCAGGTGACGTTCGCGACGCTGACGATCAGTGGCACGCGCACGATCTACATCGAGAACGACTCTTTCAACCTCACCCTGCGGGCGATTCACGACTCGCTCTACGCGGCACCGACGGGAAGCGAGGTCATCGAGTTCATTGTTTTGGAGGGCGTGACCGACGGATCGACTTCCACCGCAAACCCAGCAATGGACACCGGCGAATGGCCTGCGATGGCTACGAAGCCGAAGATCATAATCACTGGAAAAATTCAAGGGAAAGGCGGGAAAGGCGGAAACTCCTGGAACACTTTGCACCCAGGCGAAAATGGCTTCCCTGGCGGTACGGCGCTTAAGGTCAGGGCGCCTTTCGAGGTGGGCGGGACCGGGAAATTATGGAGCGGCGCCGGCGGCGGGGGCGGCGGGCATGCAAGTAATGTTTTTGGAGGTGGGGGCGGCGCCGGTGCTGGAGTGGATGGCGGTGATGGAGGACTTGGTGGGACTAGCCCTACTGCGGATGGTAGCCCAGGCACCGCAGATGCAGGAGGCGAAGGCGGCATACCTACGCAGCCCTTTCACGGCGGGCCCGGCGGCGGCCCAGGCTTGAACGGCTCTACAGGGGGAAGTGGTGAACTCTCCGGCGGGGCCTCCGGTTACTCCATCGACGGCATCGCATTTGTCACGTTGACGGGAACATTGGATATCCGCGGCCCGCAGGTGTGACCTAGAAGCGCTTCACGAGATCGACCGTGGCATTCACGACGCGACGTTTGCCCATCGCATCGCCGTAAAGCTTCGCGGACGTGTCGAGCGCATCCACATGGACCCGCAAGCTCGCCTTATCCATGAAGCGATATTCCACGCCGGCACCGATACCCGCTAGCGTGTCGCTGCCCTTGGTCACGCTCGACGAGCCGGACACGAAAACGCCATTGTTCGTTGTTGTCGCCGCGGTGGCGCTCTCGCCGTGCAAGACGTAAAGATTCCCCGAGACGAATGCCGCCCAGCGCTCACCGTTCAGCGGATAGAAGAACCCTGAGAGTTTGAGACCATCCGCAGTCTGCGCAATGGCTGTGGTGGTGACGTTGGAACCGCTGGAAACGGTCAAGCCGTAATGCCCGAGCTGATCCGGCGAGTACCACGAAGCTCCAACCGCAAACCGGCGGCCGAAATCGAAACCTACGCCGAAAGCCGGGCTGAAGCCTCTGCCGGAGAACTCAGCTGGGATGTCCTGGGAGGCGCGTGAAACCGTTGTGCCGAGCGACACGTACATCTGCGCCGCAGCGGGCGCGGCCAGGGCGAACATCAGTGCTGCGAGAAGTATGCGGATCATTTTCATTCCTTTCGTTGTTGAAGGTACTTGCAGGCCAGCTCCACCACCTTGGGCACCGCCTGCTCGCCGGATCGGTAGTACGCGATCTGGCGGCGGGAGAGGCCCAGTTCCCTTTCGGCGGCGTCGAGCGTGTAGTGCATGCGCTCCATCCATCGCCGGAATTGAATCGTGGTCATGCCAGCACAGTGCAAGGATTGCACTGATCGTCATTGGATGTCAAGCGCATCTGGAATCGAGATAGGAGAACGCCTTGCCTCTTGGAGTCTACAACAGCGCCGCCTTCACCACCGCCTCGGGCGTGGCCGTGGCGCCGAACGCCGATGTCGAGGTGCGCCGCGAGTCCGACAGCGGGCTCGCGTCGATCTACTCCGACCGCGCGGGCGCCTCGCCGATCACGCAGCCGGGTTTCCAGGCGGACTCGCTCGGGCGCTTCGACTTCTATGCGGCGGGGATATCCGGCGGCTACCAGGTCAAGGTCACCAAGGGAGCCGAAACGCAGACGGTGCGCTACCAGGCGGTAGGGACGGCCAAGGAATTCGATGCCGATCCATTCTGGGCGGCGGTGTGGGCGGCGGCGACTGCGGCGGCGGCACGCCTGGCGCTCGGGTTCGCTGCTATCGCGGCGAAGGGAGATTCGTGGTGGGGCAGCGCGGCGGACACGATCGTCAAGCTTGCGGTCGGAGCGAACGGCACGATCCTGATGGCAGATTCCACCGCCGCGGCTGGCGTGCGCTGGGAGACTGCACCGCCGCACAGGAATCTCATCATCAATGGGTCGTTCGCGGTCAACCAGCGCGTCAGCACGGCGGCGGGCGCGGACGATACCTACGGGCACGACCGCTGGTATCGTCTTTCGCAGGCCAATCCGATCGCGGTGTCGGATTTGGCTGATGTGGAGAACGGTCTCCCGTTTATGGCTCGCCTCACGCAGTCCAATGCCGCCGCGCAGCGCATGGGCTACGCGCAGATCATCGAGGGCAGGAACTGCAAGCACCTGCGCGGCAAGGCGGTGAGCTTCCGCTTCGGGCGCGTGCGGCTCTCGACTTCGGCGAACGTGCGTTATGCGCTGCTGGAATGGACGGGCACCGAGGACGCAGTGACCTCGGACGTGGTGAACGATTGGGCGAGCGCCGACTACACGGACGGCGCCGCCAAGTTCTTCGTGGACACGGGGTTCTTGCCGAACGGCGTGGCGCAGCAGGTGCTCACCGCCGCCACACTCGCGGACGGCGTGGAGATCAATGTCACGCTCGGCTCGACGTTCAACAACCTGGTGCTCTTCGCGTGGACCGAGGCGACGGTCGCGCAGAACGTCACGCTCGATCTTGGCAAGGCGCAGCTCGAGCAAAGCCTGAAGGCGACGGAGTTCGAGGCATTGGGATTTGATGCCGAATCCGAATCCTGCGAGCGCTACTACCGCAAGACGTTCCCCTATGCAACCGCACCCGCGCAGAATGCCGGAACGACCGATCAATACGGCATGCAGGTGCAGATAGCCGGAACGTCCAGTCAATTCCACCGCATTCCTTTTCCGAAGCGGATGCGCGTGGCGCCGACCATAATTACTTACAACCCATCGGCGGCCAATGCGCAGCCGCGCAATCAAAGTACCGGAGTCGATGGCAGCGGGGTAGGGCAGGTTGATGTCGCGCCGCATGGCTTTACGATGCTATGGACCGGTGATGCTGGTGCGCTAGCCGCGCACCGGATGGGCATCCACTGGACTGCTGCCGCAGAGCTTTGACTATGTACAAAGTCATCGAGAAAAACAGCATGAGAGAGCCTGCCATGAAAGCAGCATCGCGTTTTCTGCTTCCGCTCGAGATCCTGCCCGGCTCGATGTAATCATGGACGAAGCAGAACAACAGCCAGAGCGACGCCGCCGATCCTTCACCGATGAGGACGTGCAGGCGCTGATCCGCGCATTCGAAGGCGCGCGCTCGGTCCCCTACGAACTGCACCGCGAGCACCACGAATACATCGAAGTGCTGCTCGCCCGGGAAAAGCGCCGCATGGAGCGCGTGGAGAAGATCAAGGCGAACGTCGGCGGATGGGGAGTGATCGTCGCGTTGACCGGCCTCGGTGCCGCGGTGTGGGCCTGGGTCAAGGATCATCTGAAATAGGAGCCCTCGATGGCCGACGAACAGAATCCGCGCAATCGAGCGACCGACAGGGGGTTTTTGTGCAGTCTTGCACTGCGTTTCTCGCAGGCGTGGGATTTCATCGACAAGCGCGACATCGACAAGCACACGGTCTCCATCGTCATCATGTACGGCACCTACGAGTTGACGCGCTGGGCCATGCGCTTTGCCGAGCACGGGGATCGTCCGGGGATAGAAGTCGCCGCGATCATCGGCGCGGTGTTCGGGCCTTACATGCTTCTGCAGGGAGCGGCGATCAAGTGGTATTTCGAGGCGAGGAGCGCATGAGAACACCCGTCGACGACCTGGTAGACGAACTCACCCCGCGCCCACCGGCGCGTGCTGCCTGGTGGGGCTGGGCCGTGATCGTGGCGCTTATCTTCGCGCTGCTGCTGTCGCTGCACTTCATCTCGCGGGCCTACGCCCAGGAGCGCCAGCGCCTGGTGGTCGACTGCAAGGACCTGGCAAGTCAGATCGCGCTCGCGGCCTGGGCGCGCGACATGCAGGCCGACGAGAACCTGGTGGCGATCTTCCACCGCTCGGCGAACAAGCATCTGGGCTTCAACCAGTCGCGCGCGGTCGAGCGCGAGGTGCGCCGTGTGTGGCACGAGAAGCTGCCGGCGAAGGACGCGATCGCCGCGTCGTACAGGCGCTGCCAGGCGCAGCTGGGCGAGATGGGACTGGAGGGATAGCGTGGACGAAAATCTGATCGAGGAAGAACTGATTCGCGACGAAGGGCGGCGCCTGAAGCCGTATCGCGACAGCATGGGCAAGTTGTCGATTGGCGTCGGCCGGAATCTCGATGACAAGGGGATCTCGGAGATCGAGTGTGCCATGTTGCTGAAGAACGACATCGCCGAGCACCTCGCCCTCCTCGACAAGTACCTGTCTTGGTGGCGCCAGCTCGACGAGACGCGCCAGCGCGTCATCGCGAACATGGCGTTCAACATGGGCATCGGGCCGTCCGCTGAACATCCGACTGGAAAACTTCTGACATTCAAGAACACACTCGCGGCGATGGAGCGCGGAGACTTCGCGGCCGCGGCCGACGGTATGAGCAATTCGGCCTGGGCAAGACAGGTTGGCGTTCGCGCCGCCCGTTTGGTCGCCATGATGCGCACGGGGAAAGCATGAACCGGGAAACAGGCTTCATCCAGCTTCCGCTGATGGCGTGGGGTGCGATTGCGGCGGGGGCGGCGATGGCTGCCCTTCTCACCTGGGGCCTGTACTGGCGCGGGGAGGCGCGCGAGGCGAAGGCGGCGGTGGCCGTGTTTGCCGCGCAGGGCCAAGTGCTCGCCGGCGCGGTGAAGGAATGCAGTGCTGGCGCCGCGGAGGTGAAGCGCGTGGGAGATCTCGCCATCGCCGGCATGGGCGGGCTGGTGGACAAGGCGGAGCAACTCGCGGCGCCGAAGTGGCGCACGGTCAAGGAGATCCAGACCATCATCGAAAAGCCGGCGCCGCCCGGGGCCGGATGCAATGAAGCATGGGCCGAGCTGGAGACCCTGCACAAGAAGGCCGGGGCAACGCCGTGAAGCTGAACCTCCTCCTCCTCCTCCTGGTTCTCGTCGCGACGTCTGCCCTGGCCGCTTGCTCCAGCGTGCCGGAGATCAAGGTTCCCGAGCGCGTGCTCGTGCCCACGCCGGTCCCCTGCGTCGACCCGGCCAAGCGGCCGCCGGCGCCGCAACTGCGCGCCGAGGCCGACCTGCTGGCCATGGACCGCTACCGGCGCACCCTCGCGGCCTGGCAGGACCTGAAGAAGCACGAGGCCTACCAGGTGCAACTCGAGGCGATCGTCGAGGGTTGCTCTAGGATTCCGCGATGACCACCGCGAAGTCGCCTCCCCAAGCTTTGCGTGCTCAAGCCCACAAGATCGCCGAGACGTTGAAGCACGCGGCTGCGGGCGAAAAAATCGCCAACGACCCTGCCGGAAAGATCGAAGCATCCAAGGCGCGCGGCTTCATCGATTTCGCAATCGTGATGGACGACAAGATTCTCAAGATCGAGATCCCGTGGCAGACGATCACCGAGCTGGCGCTGCCGTTGTTGTGCGACTTTATTTTCGACCAGATGAGCGAGACGAAGCATGCCGCCGCTAACTGACGATCCGAAACACCCAGGCGTGAAGCGTGGCCCGCCGGACGAGACGCCGGTCCCGATGCATGACACTTACCTGGTGCTGAGCGAGGCCGAGCGTGCCAAGGGTTTCGTGCGGCCGGTGCACCGCAGCTACATCCACGTCGGTATCGCCGGTCCGAGGTTCCCACTGCAGGACCTCACGGCCGAGCAGAAGGAATGGTGGAAGGACGACCCCGATCCGTTCGTGAAGTTCGAGCCGTATCCCGCCAGCTATAAGGGGTCTGCGACCGGGCGCTATTGGACGCAGAAGGATCTCGACCGCGTCGGCAAGGGCTGTGGCACCGTCACCACGATGGGCCAGGCGCTCGCCGAGACCTACGCGCGTGAGCCTGGCTTTTACGGCTCGACCTACTGCTGCGGATGCTCGATGCACCGCCAAGTGGGCACGGACGGCGAGTTTGTTTGGGAAGGCACGGACGAAAGGGTCGGCACTTAGTCCGGACATCTGCACAGCGTTCGGCCGCCGGTGGCCATCGCCGGTGCTTTCAGAGGAGAAGCTATGGCGAAGAAAAGGGCAACCCTGGGCGCGAGCTCCGGGTAGGCCAAGACAACGAGAAAAAGAGGAAAGCAGTTAAGAGATCGTCCAAGTAGAAAGAACAGCAGCACCCGACGCCCGAGCCCGCCGTAACGGGTTCGGGCGTTTTTGCCATTTCTGGGGTGCCTGCTGGCCACGCTGGGCGCTGCTGGGCGCTACGGCGACGGCTCGATGCCCAGCACGTCCCGCCGTAGCGCGGCTCCTGCGCGATCCTGGAGGCCCTGACGGGCTAGGCGGCCAGCTTGGCCCGGCGCTCGATGGCGCCGGGGTATTGCTCGGATCGCTGTGGGGACGCCAGCAATACCCCTGCTGCACCGCCGAAAGCCGGGATCCGGTACCGGAGGACCACCTCGGCGGGGTCGGCCGGGTCGAGCTCCACGCGCTCGAGCAGCTGCAGGAGCTGGTCGCGGAGCTCGGGCACGCTCCGGCCGGCCGCCAGGTCCACCGCCAGGGTGCGCAGCGCTTGGCGCACGTCTTCCTCGCCGATCGCCTGTAGGCCCGCCTGGGCCTCGAGCTCGCGCTCGATCGCGGCGAGCTCCGCGGCCGCGGCCTCGCGTTCCTTCTCCACCTCTCCCATCGTTCTGAGCAGTGGCACCGCGACGTCGGCGCCGGCGGCCAGGTCCGCCAGCCGGCGGATCTTGCGGTCCTGCGCCTCGAGGCGCCGGCGCAGTTCCGCCGGCCGGCGCGCGTCCGGCATGCCGAGCAGCCGCACGCGCATGTGCTCGAGCAGCAGCCCGACCAGCGCGTCGCCGGCGAGGTCCTCGTGCACCTGGCGCAGCACGGTGGCGTCGACGCGGCGCGCGAGGATCCGCGCGCGCTTGCCGTTGCGGTAGAAGTCCCGATCGCTGCCGTGCCAGCGGCCGCCGGCGGGCGTGGTGAGCAGGCCGGCCAGCATGTAGTCGCGCTTGCCGCTCT